GATAATGACTGAGCATACTCGTCTTGTGCTTCTTTAAGTTTTTTAGTTTCAGCAGCAGATTTTCTTTGTGCTTCATCATAAAATGTAAAACCAGCAACAATAGCAGAAAATGCCAAATAAGCAGCACCGCCTACACCAGCAAGATTACCAATTAGTGCTGGTAAGTTATTTTGTATAGCTCGAAATCCAAATGGTAAATCTTGAATAACCAATGCAATATTTGTCCATTGCTGACTTGATTTTCTTAAAGGTGCTTGTCCATTATTTAAAGATTGATTTAATCTATCATAATCGGCTTGTAGTTGCTTAATTTTTGTGCTTGCAGGATTAAAACCATTAGCTACTAATGTAACCATGTATTTTTGTAATGCAGCTATTTCTTTTTGAGTATTTTCTATACTTTGACCAAATAGCTTATTAGAAGCCGTAATGTTATTTATGGTCTTAGTGTACTGGTCTGTGGCCTTAATTATAATATCAACACCTTCGTTATTCGCCATTATTATACTGGTTTAATATTTTCGTATTTTTTTAAAACTGCCTCTAACTCTTCGTTAGTCATTATCCTTACTTTCTTCTTTATATTCCTTTTATCGCAATCTAACTCTAAAAGTTCAGTAGGTTTAATCTTCTTGCCTTTAGGTAACTGCATATTGACAAGGATAGTAGTTTGCCATCTTGACCTCACCCATTCTTGCTCCTCTTTATGCCTATAACCATACCAAATAAAGTCTAATTCAGCCATGGTCATCTCCCAAAACAAATGGGGAAGTATTTGACACTCCCCCATTGTATATCTTTCTATGTCAATCCATTCTAATTTTTTTTTCTTCACCAGCTTCTGTTGACGTAGAACTTGGTTGCTCTAATCCACTACTCATGCTTTCTGATAGTGCAGCCATGATTTCTTGGAATTGTGTTCCAGCGATACCACCCATGTCATCTATCCAATCGCATACATCAATCTCCTTAAAATCTGGCGTTCTTCCTTCCTTGTAAAAAGGGTATTCAGCAGCAGACCTTACTAAATTAACGATAGCATCTAAAGCAGATTCACCGCTTAAAGCTGTTCCTATCTCTGTTGGGCCTATACCTTGTAACTGACAGAATCTCTTTAAAGACCATGTGCAGAAACGCAGCGGTATTACCTTACCATCAGAAAGTGATAGGTTAAATTGTCCTCTCATATATTTGGTTTTTAGTTTATGCGTTGGTAGTCATCACTAATGCTCCAGTTCCAGTGAATGATGCAGAGAAAGTAGCTGGAGATTCCATGTCACCAGTAAAGTCTAAAGACTCAACCGCTGCAGTTCCAGTCCAAATCTTGTCACCACTTACGAAAGTAGAGAAAGTCAAAGTTACATCAGTTCTTGAACTAATAGAAGAGAATAAATCTTCTACGTTTACACCAGCAGCAGCAGATTCGATAACCGCTAAGCCATCTGTTGATACTGACCAAGAACGAAGTCCTTGAATTTGAGCTGCCCATCCACCACTATCTTTTGTAGTTGCGTCTGGTAAGTCTGTTGATACTGATAAAGAGCATGAAGTTGAATGTGCAACTGCAACACCGCCTATCTTTACGACAAGCAAACTTCCGTTAAAAATTCCTGTGGTAGCCATATTATGTTTTTTTTATATGTTTAAAATCCTAATTAATTATGTTGTTTGAGTTACAAAGTGGTCTACCACTATAACTCTTCTAAAAATATATGTTTCTTCTACATAGTCAAAAGTAGCCTGGTTTGACACCATATTCCTTGTAACTATTTTGAAATCTGGAGAAGCATTTGGATAATCTGCAGGGCCTACTCCTATGATTTCCAATAAGTCATTAGCCCACCCATCTACGGCTTTTTGACCTACTTCACCAGACTTAAATGTCCTATACACTATGTCAAACTGTATGCTTACATCAAAGTTATAGCTTGTTTTGTCGCTATTCTCTACTGATGTCTGTGAGCTTATTAGCAAGAATGGAGGCTCTGAACCATCTGGAGCTATGGTATCATATACCGATAGTTCGTAGTTGTTAGCATTTATCTTGTCGAAATAAGCCTTTCGTATAGCATATCCGCAGTCTTTCATTATCCTTCTACCTCTACTTCTTTAGAATCCGTTTGTTGGCCATTTTGAGCCTCATTTAGCTCACCAAAGAACTTAATAAGGGGTAAGCCATACTTTGTCGGTAACTCTTGAAAAAAGCCATCTAATTGCTTAATTTGCTCTGCGTTTAATGTTATTGTCATATTTGGTTATTTTTTACAAATTTAGGTAAAATTATTTAGCTTCTAATTCTTTTACTCTTGCTTCTAATTCTTGAATAGATTTTATAAGCATTGGAACAAAAACTGAGTATTTGACAGACTTAGTAGTAGTTTCTAAAACTTCAATCTTGTTTTCTAATATAGGATTACCATTATTATCTAACAATGTAATGCCATTTTCGTCAGTTTTTTCTACTTCTACATCAATTGTATCTTGAATTTCCTCAATCATTGATGGAAATATTTGCTCTAATTCTTGAGCAATAACACCTATTTGTTTAGTTTTATCTCCAATTTTATTATAATTAACAATTCTTACTTTTAATAAATCATTAAGTTTTGGACTTGCATCAGTAATATTTTC